CTACTGTTGTATCGAATGAGAAGAGGATAGTACCAGAAGCAGCAGTATTATCGTAACCAATTATTGTACCAGTTGTACCACCTTGTACTACGATAGTATGGAGAAGTCCAGCACCTGTCTTGACTACAGTAGTTGTAGCAGTAGATATGTAGGTAGCATTATTTCTAAACTCTACCTTGGTAACATCGTTTGGAATATCCTCACCTGCGATAGTCGTTCCGAGTGTCGTATTGAGGTCTCACTTTGAATTCGATTGCAGAGGACCAGCCTGTCCATCTGTACGAGTTGTTGGAGTGATATGATACATGGCCCATCCAATAAATCTCGAAAGCATCGATGTATCAGAAGTTGGAGTTGCAGTTCCCGGACTTGCAACAACTGGGAGTGGATACGTTTCGGAAATTGGCTGTTGTCCATCAGCCGTTTTGTGTCACATGAGTACACCAAGATTTTCATTTGCCATATATGTATGGTAAAATATATAAATTTATGAGGTGAGGAGCCTCAAATCATCTCTCTCATCAGATGTTATTGTTCAATCAATAATCTTTTCTTTGAGAGATTTGATCCTTTTTTTGAGCTTATCATCAAAATCCATTTCGATGATTGATCGAGTTGTTACGAGCACTCAATCAATCATCTCAGTGGACTCGATGATCTTCTCAAATTCTCAGAGATCAACTCACTCAGAATCATCAATAAATTGACGTTCTGGAATAATTATCTCTGTTTGATATTCTTGAGATTCTATGATCTCTTCTTTGTTGTTTTCCATACTATCCAAGAGTTAGATTTATTGTTGACGTTTCATAGTTTCAAGTAGGTGATGCATATGTTCACCCTGTGAGGCCGAATCATATCTTTGTATCAATTGCTTCTGGATTTGTGAATAAAAGTTCAAATAGAATATTATTTGCATTTATCACACTAGATACAATTGTCACTGTTCATGGTATTGGATTGATATAATTATCAGAAATAATTGTATTGATAGTAGTACCATTTGCTTTTAGGACAAACGATCAAGATCATGTTGCCCCAGAGTTTAGATATACTCATAGGAGTGATGCTTGTTGTCATTCATTATTTGATCAGCTCATCTCATACATAAACAAACAATTTGTTGTGAGATTTGTTAGACTACCATTTGTATCAGTTCCTTTGATTTTGAATTTATTTGTTGATGTAGTTCTTACTTGATTTGTATCTGCTGTAAAAAAACTGGTAGCTTGTCTGTATTGATGTATGTCTGTATACAATCCAATTGATGTAGTAGTTGTATCTGTAAATGCTGAAGCATTTGCGGTGAATATTCTGCTTGAACTAGCAATGAATATTGCATTTGATCAATCATATCATACATTGATTGATCAATAATATCATGATGGAAGAAGTGCTGTGGAATATCAGTCTACTTCTTTGACTAGTGTCAATGTAAATACTGACACATTTGATAAATCAGCTGTTATATATACATTTCTAGATGTAACATTAGCATTATATGTTCCAAGTAATGATACTATATGTGCCGTATTATTCACAACATAGCTACCAACTCACATACAAGCAGGAGTGTTATTGATAGCTCCACTGATAAATGACGTTCACACTTGTTGTGCAGCTCATACTGCTGTAAGTACTCCAGATGATGAAATAGAATAAAGTTGGCAGAACTGCCTCCACATAACGGAGTTATTTAGATTTCAGTCTTCTAGTGATCTCATTACCCAGACATATTGTCATTTTGCTGCTACTACATCATATCTGCTGACATAAACTGAGTATACCGGAGTGTATGCGATTGTTTTTGTGTCTGATGGAGTTGCTGATGTAATGTCTCCGGTTGCTGATACTGGATATGTCTTGACTCAAGATGAATCTCCTACAATTACAAATTTATTTCATCCATTGGATGCAACATATGATTTGTTTTGATACCCACCTGATAAAACTCAAGATACACTCGCAATTCCTTTCACATTCGTGATCTTATTTGTGGTTTCATTGAATGTAAGTGTGCTATTTCTTTGATAAATACCATATGCAATGGTAGCACTATCAATTTGTGTGATTATATTTGTAAAATTGTACGTTCGTGACTTTGTTGATACATTTCCAGTTCAAGAAGACGCCCCAAATGTTAGTTGTGTTTTCCATGCATTATTCTGTGTTGTTCTGTTGCTTATTTGCAATCACCATTTTTCTTGCGATGTATCAGCTCATATAGTAAATGCATTCGCTACTGGATAATTTTTGAGCGTTGCATTATATATACTGTATGCACCATCTATTGCTGTATCATAGGCAACTGCAGTCGCTGATGATCCTGTCTTGAGCGGTATTGATAATCCTGACATATTATAGTGCGTAAATTATAGATGAAATATAGCCAGAAGCATCATACGAAATCGTATACTTCTTTGGATCTCATACTTTCTGTATGAATAACTTTGCATTCGATGAATAATCGAATTGACTCCAATCTATATTGATAGTTATAGAATTTTCATTATCCACAAGTTGCGTCAATCGTCACTGAATATTATATGTGAACGAAAGATCCTCATTTGATAATTCCTGAAAGATTGTTGCAATATCAGTTCGAAACTGATTGAGATGTGCTGCCGTGACTGGATCTCACGTGCCCCATGCGACATTTGATGCTTGCATTATGTTGCAGAGTTAAGAGTAAAAGTCGTATTGACTGTGAGCGTCTCCGTTGCTGATATAGCAACATTGATGAGTACTCGAGAGAGAAGATACCCTGTATCGACTCATGCAGCACCGTCCACAAAAACACCAGCTTCCAGAAAGCTCATGCCTCATACCTCGGAGCTCGTGAAGAACTTATCGAGATATGCTACGTTGTCGAGTGCTGTTCTCTGTGTGAATAGTCCTCTTATCGTCTCATTGTCAAGTACTGTATCTGTATTTGCTGGAGCCGTTGATCAATTCCCCAATGCAAGATAGTTTGCTTTGAATGTTGGAACGACAACTTGTCCGGCAATTAGTTTCGCAAGCTCGTATCTGAGAACATTCGGGATTTTATTATGAGCTTCTATGATCCGTATAGATCAAGAAAGGTGCCCTTCATATTCTCGAATGGCTTTTGCTATTTCATCACGATGTCAAAAAGCACCAGTTCGAATACCATCTGCGATGATTGGAACGAGTGGATCAGTTTCTTTGTGTCCTCGAGAGAGCAAGAAAATCCTTGCTGCGATCTCTGATTCCATCACAGTGAAGCGATAATTAGGAGCGAGAAGAATTTCTGCATTCATATTGCTGAGATTATACTTTTTCTCTTGACTTATGCAACTTGAGAGAAGCCAACATATGCATCATTTGCTGTCCCTCCCTCTGTAAAGTTCAGATTTATATCATAAGGGAGATTTCGAGAGTGAACGTAGAAAGGCGGTGATTTTTTCTTGAATATGTAAGCATCCGAGAAAATGAGCGTCTCATCTATGGTTTGCACTACATCCACGATCTCAGCAACATCGATTGATCAAGTCCCGTCACGTTTCAAAAGATATTGAAAAAATTCAGTGAGTCCGTACATGCTTGATCAACATGATACGCTATAGAGCATCGGTCAATCAATCGTCTTCTGCTTCGTATCTACTTTCTGTATTACAAAATCAGAATCGATTGAGAATAGTGGATATGTGATGTGGATAATTTGTCCGGCTTCAAGGCCATCCATTTCAGTCTCAAAATTTCCTGAGAGAATAGGATTTGCATATGCATTGATCTCTGCTCTCGCTCTTGATCTTCCCTCATCAAACGTCTTGATGGATGCATCAGATATAACCGATCCATCAAATATTCCATCACCTCATAGAAGTGATTTCATGAGATCGATCGAAGCTTGATTTCGTATCTGCACTCGTATATCTTTGTATGGATAATATTCCATCTTGATCACGCTTCCAGCACTCAGAGTTGCAATAGATCCATTTCGTACTGTCTTCTCAGAGAAATTGAAAACAAACTCAACGGAGCTATCAGGAACGAGATTTTCTACTCCAAGTGTCTTGAGTACAAATCATCCACCAGTATCAACATATATATTGAGTCATTTCGGAGGATAATCAAGACGATATGAAGTCTCCTCACCATCACAAACATGAAACTGCTCGTATAGATTAGAGTCTGGAGCCTGCCCACCTCGCACTGTTTGCCGGTTCTTGAGATTTGTGATATCTGCTGTGATCTTGAGCTTGTTGAAATTTGTTGAAGTATCAGTGACGACCATTGGAGCAATACGATCCTCAGATGCAAAGAATTGCACATCTTTCTCAGTCGATACGTACCAGAAAAAACCATTGTTTTTTGCGAGTGCTTCAATAAATGTTGATGGTTTTTTATACTGTGCCCTCACATCTTTGAAGAGAATATTTCCTTTTGTCGTTCCACGTATAGTGAATCCACCTGATGTCGATGATATTCGATCAATCTTGATGTTTCAAAGTGTGATTGCTTGGAGTGCTACAAATTCGATCTCAAAATAGGTTGCTGTTGTCTTGCTTGGAGTTCATCAAATCCACTTGGCACGTGTAAAATCAAACGAATCATAGCTCCACCCTGGACCACTTATGATGCCATCATTCCATTCAAATTTCTTTCAAGTTCCATCGATAATACGGCACGTGATCGAACTGATAAAACTATCAGGAAGATCCATGATCTTGATCCATGCTCTGATTCGATTGTAGAGAGTGAGATCAATTGGAGATCATGCGATCGGAAAACGATAGGTAGCAACTCAAGCACCACTCGCACCAAGATTGATGCTGTTGATCTTATATATTGCATCTGTGGAGAGTGTAGGAGTGATTGCCACTCATGATGTCGTGATTCCTGTGAGTACCTCACATTCATTGAGATCCGTTCGAGCATCATCAGTCGTGAATTGATATACGATTCTTCAGATGATTTCTCTCGCGTACATATCCTCATACGTATCAACGACAACTTTCTGATCAAGCATTGCAGAAAAATCTGCAACGTCTACACTATAGGATCGAGTATCCGATTTTCCAATCTCCTCAACTGGATTCTTGAGCGTCACGCCTGCAAATATTTCACATCAGATCATCTCTCAGATTGCGTGAGTCTCTCGAAGTGTTCAAACTATTGTGATTGTATTGGTTCCATAATTGACGCTTTGAACATAGACCACTTCTTCATTCGAACCACGATACCCGATCAATATTTTTCGTCCTGTATAGAAGAATTGTGATTGCTCAAAAATATCGTCAACAATAATACTTGATGTTCCTGCCGTTGCTGACGCTGTCAACTTCGCTCATCGAAAAATCTCAACAACCTGAGCTTCACTAATAGTCGTGTCAAAAGCACGAAATTTAGCGGTATTTCTCCGGTTGTTGAGTTGATCTGTTATCTGGAGCGATCCATACTCCACCGATGATGTGACGTCGGTATCGTTTACATAGGTTCGAATCATATAATGGTATGGCTAGAATCAAGGGAGAGCCTGATGAACGTTGAATTTTTCAAAGATAGCATCACCGACTTTCTCGGCAAAATCTGAATCAGATCCATAGAATGAATTCCCTGTCACCTGTACGATCATTGTCGGTGCTGATGATTGATTTCATGATGCCTTCATCTGTTCTGCAAGATTTCCCTGCTGTGCTCTGTTCAAAATAAGTTCACCGGGATCAAGCATTGCGGGAATTTTATCATGAGAAGCTGGATTTTTTCCACCTGATATGATTCCACCCGATTGATATGATCCGAATCATGGTACGATTCATCATGTTTGGAATGTCACCGGCTGTATTTTATTGATATTCACACCAACACCACCAGCCGCGGAATTGATACTCTCAATAAGTTTGTTGATCTTCTCAATCATCCAATTGATACCGCTTGCAATAGTTGATTTGATACCATTCCAAGCTCATTCCATAGCGGACTTGAGTCCATTCGTGAATCAAGTCCATATTCACGCGATCATCTTGTCACCATCAGTGAAAAGAAGTTTCATCCCATTCCACATATCCGTGACAACTCACTTGATTCAAGTCCATCATACTGTCACGATCGTTTTGAGAGCTTCCCAAAAAAGACCGAATGTGAGCTTCATATTGGTGATGAATTGTTTGAATATTCATTCAAGAACGGTGAAGGCCCCAGAGAACACGAGCTTTATTCATTCCCATACTCAAAACAACATTGTTTTCATTGCTTCCCATGCTCAAGACCAGTTTCCTGTAAGTACATCAAGAAATACTGTAAACAATCAAACGACCACGTTGAATCAGATCTGAAAGAGTCCTGATATAATTTGCCAAGCTCATGAAAGCACGGTGATTATATTGTCGAATGTTTCTTTGAATGCTGTTCAAAATATTTCGAGAAATCACATCACGGCCGGTTTGATTGTTTCCCATATCGTCATGAAAGGCTCTTTGAGAAGATTGATATATGCAACAACTTGTGCAACAAATACTGACATTGTTGCAATAAATACATCAAAGAGCGGCTTTGCTGCTGCGAATACTGAATTCACTGTATCACGAAATCACATGAAATTTGTCGCGTATGCTGCTCAGAGTGCTGAGAGTGCTGCAATCAGAAGACCGATAGGAGATACAAGAAAGGCAATTGCTCATGCAGCTGCTGAGAATGCACCGAGTACCGGTCAAATCACTATACCAACCGCACCGATAGCGAATACAAGGCCTGCAAGAACTGCAACAATAGCACCAATTGTTGTGATAGCTCCCTGCATCTCAGGTGAAAGACTTTTCCACCAATCTCACATGGTACTCAATGCATTATTGAGACCATCGATCGCAGGACGAAGCTTCTCACCAATAGTCGCACCAAGATTTGTCATCATTACGTCAACGGTACCTTTGAGACGCTCAAACGATCCGGAGAGATTATCAAGTCGAGTTGCTGCTTGTTCTGCTGCGTTTACTTTTCCTATGCTCTCACCAAGTTTATCGAATCATTCTGCTCCAGTTTCTGCAAGCATAGCTGCTGCCCTGAGTGCATCAGATCAGAATATGGTTGTGAGTGCCTGATTTCTTTGTTCATCTGTCAATCATGCAAGAGATTTCTTCAAATTTCCCGCGATTTCTGACATAGGCCTGAGAGCACCTGACGCGTCAAAAGCATTGAATCATAATTTCTCCATTGCTGCTGCTGCCGCATCGCTTTGAGGAACGAGTCGTTGCATGAATGTTTTGAAAGATGTACCAGCATCACTACCAGAAGCAAATCAGTTTGATATTGCCGCTATCGATGTATTGAAATCTTCGAAAGATACTCACGCTACTTTCGCAGCTGCACCACCTTGTGCGAGAGCGAGTGCATAATCTTGAGCACCGAATTTTGATACAACTGTCACGCCTGTCATCTGATCGACTGCCTTTGCTGCATCTCCTGCGGATAATCGAAATATATTCATCGCATCACTCATGATCGTACCAGCATTTGTGAGATCAGTACCAGCGGCACTCGCAAAGTTTGCAGTGGCATCAAGAGCACCTCATAGAATCTGAGCTGTATTGAGTCCATTCTTTGCAAGCTCTTCAGTTGCTCGAGCAATTTCACCCTGTGAGAATACTGTATCTGCTCCGAGTTGCTTCACTTTTGATTGGAGTGCTCAAAATTCCTCAGTAGTAGGAGCGAGAACGGCTTTCACACCGCTCATCGTCTTCTCAAAATCCATGAAGGTTTTGACTGCATATCATCCAACAACTGCACCAACACCAGTCACGACTTTCGTGAACGTCTGAGCTGATTGAGTTGTATTATTGATTTTGTCTCATGTCTTGTCGACTCAGTCCGCAAACGACTTCAAGCCCGCGGACGCGTTGTCCGTGAGCTTGATTATTACATTCAAAGAGTTTTCAGCCATATTGAGAAAGGATTATTTTTTTGCTCGATTTCCCTTTTTCTCTCTTTCGCTTTTTTCCATAGAACCAAGTGTATCTATTACGGAAAGAGTTGCTTCATATTCGAACTCTGTGAGCTCCTCGATCTGCCTTGGAGTCCATCAGAACCGATCCATGAGCACGAAATCAGAGAGGAATTGAACCGCTTCATATTCAGATTCTGGAATATATGCGGACTGAGTTCATGATCTACTTCGAATGAGCCTCTTTGTTATCCGGTTTATTCGTTCACTGTATTTTTTTTTACATCTCCAGAGCCCATTGATTGAAGCTCCTCAGTTGTTTTCCCTGTGATTGCTGAGAAGATAGCCATGAGATCTTTTTCATTGAACTTCTCGAGCGTCTCCACGGTGATTGGGAGAGGAGTATTTTCATCAGCGTACAAGTTCCATTCTTTGATGGCAATCTGAGAAGCTGCAAGACCTCTCTCAAAATTATCAGTGTAATTCTGCAAGGCTCTTTGCTGTCCAATGTTGAGATCTTTGTATACAACAACCTGTGATCATTCGTATGATGGAAGCGAGATTGTTTCCGTTCTTCGTGTATCCTGAATGATTATCTTTTGCATATGTTTGCGGTGAAAATATATGGCTTTATTATAGCAAAAAGCAAAAAAAAAGAAACTCTCGAAGAGAGAGTCCTTTTTGTTTACGCTGCGTAGTCTGCAAGATCATTTGTGAGTTCAATCACAAGAGCCTTTGCATCAGTTGAATCGTAGAAGAGTGATGCTTCCATTTCTGCAACAAATACATCATCTGCACCTGTGTCCATCTTGTAACCGGTGAAGCGTACATCACTCATTTTTATCACAAGTGATATATTGTTTGGCGATGTACCAGCTTTTTCTGGGAGCTCAAGAGTGAGAATACATGCACGACGAGTCTGATCAAGATAGCGATCACGATCTGTACGAGTCTCAAAGAACTTTGAATATTTGATAGTTGCATTTGCCCCCTTCTCAGCAATAACTGATGGAGTAGCTCTCAGAGATCCGTATCTCTCCTCGAGATTGTTCATATATGTGAATGTCCAGTTCTCGATATTTTCCTCAGTTGCAGATGCTGCCGCTGTAAGATTTGCACCGAACTGAAACTTCGCATGAATAAATGAGAAGACCTTTGGAGATGCTGAGAAACTTGGAGTCTGTGCACGAAGCTCAACTTTTGGAGCATTTGCAAGAGTTTTTTCAGCTGCAAGATTGGCAGTGATAGTATCACCATCAGTCACTGCAACAATTGCAGTGTTCTCAGTCGATAGAGCACCAGATGTTTCAGCAACTGTGATGAGATCACCAACCACAAGACCTTCAGATGATTGTATCTCAATAGTCGAAGGCGTTCCGATTGCTGCTGTAGCCAAGAGATTTGACTTGAGAAATACTCCTGTCGCTTTTACATCAGCACTGAAACCGATAATTCCATCAGATCCATTGAGCTCAAATTTATCGACAAGAACTCCGAATGCTCGAGATACTACATTATCAGTACCAGTCGAATCACCCTGAAGCTGTTCAAGAGAGAGTGATGGAAGCTTGTTTGCTGTGTTGAATGTATGCTTATATGCACCAGTACCAGCCGAAGCCACGCTATATGTACCGAGTCCGGCCATAAGAAAGTACCCGATTTCGCGAGCGTCACCATCGAATGAGTAAGAACCATCAGTCGTCACCTTTCCGGGTACTGGATTGATGGCATTCCATCTCACATTTTGGATTGGATTGTTTTCAATGATCTCCTGAGCGTACTCAATGGATCATTCTTTGAACCGTAGGAAGTTTGTCGGCTTCACTACTGTCCCTCTCGTTGTCTCTTTTTTGACTGCGAGGTATCATAGGCGAGTTGATGCCATAGATGAAATGATGAAAAGATATTATTTTGAGACTTTCTGCTTGGCTTTCTTTGCACTCTCACGTTCTACATCTTCCGTGTCGATGTCTTCCGTGATTTCTGCAAAAAAAGGATTCGCGAGGATGTACTCAGCGTCCTCATTCGTGAATGATCGCACCTCTCATGGCTCGAAAGCCACGAATCAGTGGATGCATTGCACGCGATCGGACATGTTCTTGAGAATTCTGTTCATATGAGAGAAGATGATGAATTATAAGCGATCAGAGATGGTCTTCACTGCTATGGTGAGTGTTGTCTCAAAAGCAATGTATCACCGCACGTCTGTGAAGCCATACTCTATGCTATACGAACCATTCCAATCCACTGACTTTGATCACTGATACGGCAATTCTGGCTGTGCCCTGAGAGCACCAGTGATTGACACTGTTTTTATTTTTCCGTTTGTGTCTCTCTGCTCCATGAGTTGGATCGCATATTCAGCAAGCTTCAGATTTTCCGGAGCAAGAGTATTTGATCCGAGATCATCTTTGAGATTCTGTACCAGCTTGACTCGAATCGTTGCATCTGCTTGATCATACTGTGTCCCTCGAGCTGTGATCGTATCTGATACCGGAGCAACAACGATTGCAGGGAGCTGTGAGATCGGGATGAGTATCGGATCTCAAAAGAAAATACCTTTGACGATCTTTATTGGATCACCTGTGATTGCTGCTGTCCGAGCATTGGTGAGTATTTCTACAATGCCTCGTATTACTTTTTCCATAGAAGAGTATTAGAATTGACGCCCATAATTTCATCACGCAAGCTTTTTATTGAGTCACTTTGCAAGAATACTCATTGCTTGCATCTTATCGGTCTGTGATAGCTCCAACATGAGACGCCTCGGGAGTCGTCCACTGTCTCGCTCCTTACTCTGATGATACTTGAAATAGAGAGTCGGATTTGAGATCGTCACTTGTAAGCTCTCAGGCTCTGATTTGAATGCGTTCTGCATCTTTCATGTCCACTTGAGTATTGGACCTGATGCACTAGCACCACTCGGAGCGTTCCTATAGTATCACCGACCCTTTGCACGCATCTCCTGAGTTCTCTGTGAGAGCGGCTTCCACTTCCCACCAGTCTCAGATCATCCACGATCAATATTTTCTCTTGCTGACACTCTCACAAGTTCACCAATTTGTCAAAGTTCCTTCTGCATATCTCATACATCATCTGCAATGATTCGGAGATTTCGAGAGAGGACCTTTTCACCATCGACGCGGAATTCGAGAAATGCCATAGGAAGTATTAGAAGTTATCATCTACAGAGAATCGTGGAGGCTCATCGGTTGTATATGCTCTGATGGTTCCACTTGATTGATCTTCTTGCTGCACAGTAGGCAGGAGATGGCCATCATTCCCAAAGAGAGAAATCTTTCCATCTCGTATCTCTGAAAGAAGTATCTTCACATCCTCGAGTCGTCTGTATCAATCTTTGTCGGTATCACGTCCAGCCGGACCATATTCTTTTATGAGAAGATACGCACCACCAATAGTGATCTCGATACTCTCAAGAAGTTGTGATGCGGGAGATCCTATGAAGTTTGAATCTGCGAGAGATGGTACAGTATACCGAGTTCCAACGTATGAATTTATGAGTGCATATGCTCTTGTACGCTGTATATCGATTGATGCATCTACGATATATGTATTTCAAGCGAATCATGCATCATCTCTGATGCTTGCTGTAGTGCTATATGTTGCTGCCATGTTGCTATATTAGGAGTGCTCGAACATCATTTGCTATATTGTCAATGTTTGGTATCTCTTCCATACTGTTATGTACTGACGTGAAGAAGATGATTCATGATACCTTCATGCCATTGATTGAGCTGAGAGGGAGTCAATATACGGTCTTTGTTCAGAAGTCCTTTGCAATAGCGAGAGGAGTTCATTTGAGCTCACTGTATTGCTTGAATACGAATCATCTCTGTGCAATCTCCTCCTCATAATCTGCGAATACGTAGTATGGAAGGCGTCCAGGCTGTATATTTGAATACCCGAATCATTTCACTCATGTGTTTACAAGCTCTGCGATCAGAGAATAGAAAATGAAGTGAAATTTTCCTGCACGTGTACCATTATGATTGACCCATACATTGACTCGATCGACTCACTGAGCAAATATCGCATCAGATTGATCATCGAGGTACTTTTGTATTGCCCGCATCTGTGCACGGCTTCTTTCATTTTCCTCTTTGTCGATATCTTCATGGATTTCTCGTATTTTCTCAACTCACTTTCGTCAATGCCTACTGATTACAATATCAAGATAGAAATTCGCATATCGAAGACCGAAGAAGAGCATTGCAGAGAATAAAACCAATGTACCACCGTATACAACGATGAGATCAATCCACGGTTTGAGAGTATTTGGTGAGAAGTCCATATTGTACGCTATAAATAAAGGGAAGGGGAATTTGTCCACCTCCCCTTGTGGGTATTACGCAGGATTTGATGCTTCATGTGCCTCGATGAGTGCAATGAAGTCTTTCTTTGTACCGTTTGGATCAAACTCAATACCATATCCAGTCATCACACCAATCAATTCTTCAACGTTCATTTTCTTGATTGATTTTGATGTATCCTCTGGAGTCTCTTCAAGAGTTGGAGTATTATCAATGATCTCTGCAAGCTCAATTGCTTGTTCTTCTGTGAGTGCTACTTTGTCACCTGCATTGTATGTTTCACCGTCAAGTGAAAGCCCTGATGTGAGTGTATACTTTTTCATATAGAAAATATAAGGAATTAGAAGACGACATGCCTTCATGAGATCCCCCACTGAGTGAGGAATCCTAGAAAGCTAGGCAATAACCGCTTTGATGAGGTATCCAGCAACATTTGAAACGACTTTCACGTCTTCAATTGTTGTTGTCTCGATATACATTGAGCGTTCTGCTTCGATGTCATATTTTCGAGTCATCCATTCTTGAGCACGAAATGTTTTCATGAGTGTGAATGAATCGATTCCATCTGTTGGATCAATATATGCAATGATGATATTCTTTCCCCAGATGTCACCAACTGATGCTGTTGCAGCTCCTTCATTCGAAGTAGTGTTTTGAGCACCCGGTACAACAACTTTGAGACCACGGAGAACTGCAGGGAGTCCATTTCCAGAAATATCATTTGCTGTGTACTTGTAATGATCACGATATGATGAATGATTCGTCATTGTTGGGATCACTGCTGCCGGGATGATGATAGTATTTGGCATACTTCCACATGCTGCACGTACTGCCTCTTTTGCTGCGTCAATTTCTTTCACAATGTCACCAGCATATGAGACATTATTCCATTGAGATGCTCCAGAGTAAGTTGTAGAGAGACCAGCAGCATATGAACCTGTTGCAAGTGCAAGAGTTGCAACACGCTTTTCTCGAGAGAGAAGAAGAGAATCTTTCAACTTCTTTGTCTTTGATTGCTCAAGACGAAGTGAAACATCTGCATTTGAGAGTTCACGCCATACGATACGAGTACGGAGACCGAACTCTTCAGCAAAGTATGAGTCATTTGAGAGTGCAAAATCAATTGTTTTTGCAACTGCTCCCTGAGCGAGCTTGTCATCGTATGTACGGAATGAATCAGCTCGATCCCATACATAGTACTTATCAGACTCTTTTGAGACTGTAGTGATTGGAGCGACCATATCAGCAATAAACCCAGAAGGAGAATATGATACTGATAGATTCGTCAAGGCGGCATCGATGTGTAGATCTTTGACGTTCATATAGGTATATGATTATGTAGATAAATTATACAGTGAAGCGGCGAAGGAGAATCGTGACTGTTTCACCAGATGCACCACCCTTTGAACAAACTCCGATCGCTTTATCGGCTGCGGTTACAGTTGTAACAACCTTACCAGCTGTATCAACTTTTACATAGTCACCACGTGCAATAGTTCCTGCAGCAGTTACTTTTGCAAGACCTGAGAGCTGAACTTCGATTGCTTGACCTGATGCAGTTGTCTTTGATCGAGTAATACCAACGATCTCAACCGTTGCTCCTGTTGGGAGTTTTACTCCATCAGCAACTGATGCATCCATCATCACCGCGAGTTTTTCAGCAATTGCAGCGTTTGCAATCCCTGTAATACTGTTGTAATTTTCCATATAAGAGAGGAAAGGAAATAGAATGCTTGATCTATCCTTTTTCTATTGTCTCGTGGACTGGATACCCTCCGACAAATAAGAATGCCTATTGAATACCGTTTTCTGCGATGAATTTATGTGCCATCTTCATTGCTTCTTCATATTTGAGACCTTCTGTTTTTGTTTGAAAGTCTTTCGCATAGAAGTCAAGTATGAATCCAGCTCGATTGTACCCTGTAGGTACCTCTGGCACGTTGAATGAATGTGATTCATGTGATCCAACTTCCTTTGTATCGAATGTTCTGAAGATGTTTGACTTGAAGAGTCCGAGGAATTCTTCTAGTACTGGATCTGAAAGCTTTGTAGAAAATGAGAGCATCTTCTCTTTCGACTTCGGGAGAATAACACCGCTTTTGTTTGACTCAGAGAAAATGAGAGTATCAATCTTCTTTTCAGTCTCTGCAAATTTTGCTGCTCGCTCCATCTCAGAGAATTTTCTCTGCATGTCTTTGATCTGATCAATATTGAGACCAACCTCAGCAAAGAGAGCTGCATTGATTGACTCAGAAGCCTGAATATTTTGACCTTCTTGTCCACCATTTTCAGCATCATCATTCTTTCCTTCGTCACCATTGTCACCTCCTGAGTTGTCCTCTTGGAGTTTCGCTTCGATTGCATCCATCTCCTCCTTGTTTGATGTTTGATCATCTTGTGAGAGTTCTTCGAATGCAAGCTTTGCGGAGTCGAGCTGATCTTTTGAGATTTTTTCGAGCGTTTTGAGCTCAGATGCAATCTCTGAGAATTGCTTTTTCATATCATTATTGAAAAAATATAAGGTTGAATCTGATCGGGAGTCAATACCGGCTTCCTCGGACATTTTCAAGGCTTTCATTCCTTTGAAGAATGGACGATTCGTGATACCTCATCCGATGAGAACATTTCGCATTTCCTCCCCAGTCATCTCATCACGGAATGAGAAGTATAGCTCCGGGGAGAAATAGCGATAGGCTTTTGAGTTTACAATCATTGCTCCCTCATCAGTCCATTCTATATCAGCAAAGAGCTGATCACCTGATCGATACACTTCACGATACCATCATATCGCTCTATGATCCGGATCGTGATTCACATCGACACAGAGATCAACTCCTCGCACGTTATTTCTGAAATTCAAAACAAATTCATCGAGAGTAGATTCGGACACGCTAAAAGATCCATATACTGGATGATTCCATGATCATGTCCTGAGTACTTGGATTGTTGAACGTGCACCGTCTGCAACTTGTGTGAGCTCTGCGAAAGAGACACACTTATTGTAGAAATGTTTGAGTGCTTTGTCCATATTATCTTGATCGTTTTGAAGATAAAAGCTCGAAAATATCGTTGCTTGAATACTCCTGACAATCGCTACCAACAATGTCTGCGAGTATTATATTGAGAACTTCACGCAAAACAAGAAAAAGTTGCATTGCTTCTTGCTTGGTATACGTTCTCCCATCCTCAATGTTAAGGATTGATTTGTTCATCGCTTGGAGTCCCTTGTTCTTGCTTGATCTCCTCGACGATTGCATCATAGGATTTGAACTCGGTCTTTGCTGTCTCTATATCGAAGAGTTCGAATCATTCGTCAACAACTGACACCATCTTTCATGGATAGAGATCACTGACGTTTTGTATTGTTATCATAGGCGATTATTTAGAGAAATGATCATAGAGATCATCAAAGAATTTGTTGACCTCTGGAGTGAGCCGTTCTTTTTGTCACATCCAATAGGCGGCATGAGACTCTGCGAAAGCTTCTTGAGCATTTGTCTTTCCATATTCGGAAAGGATTGATTTATCTTTTTTGGCTTCATCTCTGATGTTTCGTATCAATTGATCACGATCGAATGCAAATTTCACGAGATCATCATCTCAATCGATTTTTCTTGCAAAGTTTTTTCTTTTTACTGCTCATGATAGGATATTATCTATTGCATGGCCTAATTCATGATATGTTGTTGATACTGCTTGTCATTTTGTTGAATCAAGTAATTGACTCACGGTCCATACATCTGATTGCTTCTTGAGCTTCTCAATCTGTGCCTCATAGCTCTTGATATAATAGGAGGCCATCGAGTTTCATGTATCAGCTTTGTATCGTTCAATCCTTTTTCAAAGCTCTATGATATGTTTTGCATTTATATCAGAAAGCTTCTCAGCTTCTCTTTCAAGAATATTTTTCTGATTGAACCTCAGTGCAATATTATCATAGAGTCAATTACGCGACATACTAGCAGTCGCACCTTTCAACTTCACATTCTTCATCGTAAGCTCTTGAATCTGCAATTTTGGTGCTTTTTGATGAACATTATGTATAGCCTCCATGATTCCATTTCACATTTCAATATCTTTGAAGTGTCGAAAGTTTCATTCTATATTCTTGAAATATTGCTTCGCTCTCTCATCCAGCTCATCAAAAGATTTTGCGGGAACGTATGGAGTGAACTTCTCAGCAACTGGAATTTCTGCAACCGTTGCAATTGTCTTCATCTTCACGCCTTTTTCCTGAAGATCTTTCACAAGTTGTCTGAGTACTCACTCTCTTTGAATTCTTGCCTCATCTGGAGTGGCTGCACTCTTTGGCTTGTACGGTATGATCTTTTGAAGATCCTGAAAGTTTGTGAGACCGGTTCGATTTCGTGGAATGCTATCCGGTATTCACTCGATTGCCGGTTTGATAAACTCATCTCTGAGTATTTCCACCCAGAATGAGCGGCACCCTGTATGATTTGGAGGTGCTAGACGATAGAAATCAGAATCATTCGGACCAATAACACGGCCATTGAGACTCATACAGAGATTTGTGGTTCTGCGATCGAGTACGGCTGTATATTGGAATGCATATATCATGTCGCGATGCTTCTCAAAGACTGCAAGACGCCCTGTATTGAATGCTCCGCCCATTGCTTGAGTACCAGAAGCCACAACAATCTTTGAGAGCTTTGTGTCGACTGCCTTTTGTACCATATCAAGCGTATATGATGCCACGGCTCCCCTGGCTATGTTGTAGAGTGCCTCAGATTGTGCAGTGATAGCCATCTCATTTGCGATCTTGTCCTCCATCTGTTGAGCTTGTGCCCTATAGAGTCACCGCACGTCTTTGTTTGTCTCTGGAGAAGTGACACCGAGTTCATCTGATGCTGTCTTTTTCCCTACTTCAAACACGGTCTTCATATTATCCGCATAGATCTTCGCAATATCTCATCATATGTTTGGCTTGAGACTCGCAAGACTCTCAAAGTCTTTGTCCATGATAGATTTTTCAATCTTCTTCATGTACTCATCTTTCTTCTGATTTGTCACCTTCTTCACCTCAGCAAGAAAACTCTCCTCAGTCTGATTGAAAGTACGCTCGATATTCACAAGGTTGATCTTTCTCTCTGCAAAAGTCAAAAGACCCGCTGTATCTTCGTATGGATTACGAATAAATCAGAAAGCCTTTACTTTTTGCCGGTCTTCGTCACTTTCACACATCGCATAGAGTGCATCAATCACATCGTTGGTGATATATGCACTCTCTGCAAAGTAGAGTGAGACGTTCTCCGATAGTTCGTGACTACACTTGATCGTCATGGTTTTGAACGTTAAGGATTACACGAGGATCAAAGATAGATTTTGATTCAGAAAATGCAATCATATCGTCAACGTCTGAGAATCAGAGTTTCTTCGCAAGTTCTGTGTCAACTTCAATATCTTTCTTGGTCTTTTTCATTCATGCAGCATCCCGGATTGTATCCGCTTTCTTTGTTGCATTGTCTTTCTCGGATCTTGATTCATCTCTGAGTTTTCTTGCTGCATTTCGGAGAGTTTCATTCTCCTTTCTCACACCATCAGCAAGACTCTTTGCATTCTTCATGATCTCAGATTTCTCCTTTCCTTTCTTTCCACCTGCTTGTGATTTCGCTTGATCATAGATGGATTTGACGGTTGCATTGTTCATCTTCACCTGATCTGCGAGTGATCGGATTGATTCTGAACGTGTAGCATTCTTTGATTTCACGTCTTCTTTCATCTTCTTGATCACTCACTCGATCGCTTGAGATCGACGCTTGATCTCTGCATTCACTTCCTTTTTGCTATTCATAGCATTCTTTTTGATCTCTCTGAGTGCTTTGACGTTCACATCTTTCTCAGATCTCATACGCTTGATTTCAGAACGGATCTCGCTTGCCATTGCTTTGATCTGAGATCGTGTCTTTGGATCTCGCTTGCCGTATCATACCGAGTCTTTGAGCTTCTTGATCTCATCAAGCTTTGCTTTCAAAGGTGCAATATTTTTCTGATATGATTTCGTTGCTTCTGATATGCTTGATGTAGCACTCTTTGTCTTGCTTGTCGCGAGCTTCTGAGCTCTTGCAAGATCATCAGGAGTTTTCTTGCTGTGAGTCCTCCAATATTCTTTGAGTGCCTCAGAGATCTTCTTCTTGGTCTCATTATCTACTGGAGCTTTGAACATATGAGACATGATCTCGTTCTCTGAGAATGATTCGGAAAGATTGATTGCAATATCTCCGAGTTCAGATGCCTCGAGTACATGCAATTCTTTTTCGAGAGAGGCAAGCTCTTCTTCTGATTTCGCGTCCTCTTCTTCTGGCGTCATTTCCTGTGGAGCTTCTTCTTGTGCAACTTCCTCAGCTGATTGATCCATCTCGGACGTGTCTTCCTCTTCTGGATCCATAGCCATTGGATCTTCTTCCATTCCTTCCTCCTCTTCCATCTTCTTTGGGAGATCGAACACCTTTCTGATATGCTCTTCAAGCTCTTCATCTGGAGTGATGATACCAGCACCGGCAAGAGTTGCGATTGATGATGAGAGTTTATCGTATGCAACTTCACCGAGACGGTTGAAGCATAGCTTCGGATATACTTGATTCTCTTTTATATCGAAGTTCAGCTCTACAAGCTCCGGAATAATTTCACGGTTGATCTGCTCTGCAATCTGTTTTGCAATAGATGAGAGAGAGAGCATGAATAGAGATTGTTGGTCCTCAGAGAGAGCATACGATCATCCACCAGATGCCCCGAGCTCCAAGAACTGAGCAAGAATATTCTTTGAAATCTCTCGGTTATGATGCATGATCGATTCTTGAACGTTTGCCGTTGTTCATGCTCCCATGTTTGCAAACTCGAAGTCCCATTTTTCACCAGGTAAGACAACGTATGATTTCTCAGTAGCTCGAAGATTTGAGAGAATCAATTCTGCTTCTGCTTCATCCTCTTTTGTATGAATATCAGGGAGGGAGAGAACTGGAATTCCTATTGCTTGTCTCTCATGCTTCACTGCATCAAGCTTATAGAGCGAATCTTTGATATACCAGTGCTTGTATGCTGATCTGAGTACTGATACTCACTCAAAGTTGTCTCATTCCTTTCTGAATGTAAATACAATGAGTTTTTCTGCAGGGATCTCAATATTTGACGGCTTCTTTTCATCATTCATTGGTACGAACTGAACGATTCCAGGACGGCCACTCTCTGATCGCTTCCACTGCCACACAGTACGTGCAAGACGTTGTGCAAACTTCTTGATATATATCTTGTCTCACTCCACTTTGTACACTTTCTCGAATACTGAGAATCAGAAAGGGAGCATCGTGAGCACCTGTCTGAGAAACTCATCGAATGTCATCTCCATACGTGCAAAAAGAGCGTCTTCAATAAAAGCCGCTATTGCATAGTCTTCATCTGTGATAGTGTCCTCTCATGCTTCATCGGTAGTCGCTCCAGCCTCAACATACCATAGAGTGGAACGTATAGGAAGCTCCATTGCTGTGAGTGTTGCATACACTTGAGCGTCTGAGCGTCTCATTTGCTCATAAATCTCCAAACCTCTTTGACCTGAGAGATTCGCATTGTACTCCTCATAGATCTGGCCTCAAAATAGTTTTGTACCCGATGATCACTTTTCAAAAGAAAGCTCGTTGAGAGGAAGCTTTCGTGCTTTCTGTACGTTCTCTCAAGAATTTTCCTGAGATGGCAACTGTACGGTTTCAAGTGTATTTCCTGCCATATGGTTTTGGATTAGAAGCGAGTTGCAATGAGTGGGATGTTGCTTGACCTTCCACGCCTTGCACTTTCTTCTTTCTTCACCTCGTTGAGTTGTTTCACTGCCATGAGTCCAATTGTTTTCTTTGAGAGAAAGACGAGACCATATCTGAGTGCATCCGGTGCGTGGTCCTCTCAATCAGTGTCCAGATCCTCAACTTTGACCTTATCATAGATGAGAGTTGGGAGTGTTCTGATGAGATTCACGCAGCTGGAGAATATTCTCAGTCTTGCCGTTCATCAAAGATTTTCATTCTCGGAGACTTTGAGGTATCACCTCAAAACGTTCCATCATGGCACGCGGTCGTTTACTCCTGGAATTATATCGAACTTGTACTTTTTCGCAACGTCGAAGAATGATACTCCAGTATCAGGTGATTTCGCTTGAAGTGCCGGATCTGCTACCAGTGCGAATATCACTTCGTCGTCATTCATCGAGTCTCTGATTTGATCGCATAGCTCCGAGTATGTCTTCTTTGTTGTATAGATTTCTCGATATACGTATGCATTATCATCCTGATCGATAGCTATCCACAACACGGCTGATGGATTCGTGTATCAGTAGTCGAGAGCAATGATGCGACGCCATTCATTCGGTATCTTGAAAGGCCTCACGACGTGCACGTCCTTTCTCCATTCTTTGAAGTACTGCCCAGCAAAAGCATCCCAGTCACCATATAACATCGCTTTCTTTTGGTCCTCTGGCAATCACTCAAGACGTGCCACGTATGATGGATCATTCTTGATCAAGATAGGATTATCATATACGAGAGCCGGTATATACTCCCATGATTCCTTGCTCTCTGATACGTCCCTATCCTCCTCGATCCAGAGTCTCTTCACGAATGCATGCCCAATATTCCCCGGATTGGTAGTTGCAAAGAAGCACGGCTTTGCATATGTCTTGGTAGTACGTAGACGAGACTTGAGAAACTTGAATTGAAACTCATTGAAGAGAGTGAGCTCATCAATCCCTATGGCGTCAAACTCCTCACCTTGGTATCTGAAGACGTCCTTATCATATTGAACATGCCCAAACTTGATATAGGATCCATTCGGGAATTTCATCACGTGTTTTGACTCATTGTATTTGTACGCTCAACGTGGCAGGATCTCGAGGAGAGGGATGATCACTGATGCTTCTAGTTCCGGGAATGTGCGGCGAAAAGCACCGATTCTCATTTTCGGTGCTGATTGTGCTAGTCTTACAAGCTCCATTCGGAATGCATGAGACTTTCACGGTCCTGCAGCTCATCCAAAGAGTCGATTTTGTGCCGTTGAGCTATGAAAGACAAGTTGCTTTGGGAACGGATCATACATGCTCTTTGCCATTGAATTTGATATGAAAGGACGTGATTATGTACCACTTTTATCACTTTCAGGCTCTTCATCATCTGATTCATCCTCCTCTGATTCTTGCTCTTCTTGTGATGGTACCTTGCTTTGATCCACAAATTGCGATGGAGCGAGTCACCATACGATTTGCGATCATGCAGATGTTACATCTACATCAAGTTTTTCTTGCCACTTCTCGAGATACTGGAAATAGAGTTTCATCATTGCAGCATCACCAAGACCAGTGATGAGATTGGTACGCTGTGCATTGTTTACAAGTGCCATGAGTACATTTGGAGTATATTGCATGAAGTGACGCTCCATGATCTCGTTTCGAGCCTTCATCACCATGGCATCAAATTTCCAATTGAGAAGCGTATTTGAGTGAACTCAGAGCGATTCAGCAAACTGTCATTGATTCATTTCTCGGCATTCTGGAAGTGCCATAAAGGCAGCAAACATCAGGCGTTCTTTGCTCGTTTTCTTATAGCGAACCCGGCAGCCCAGTGCTTGAGCGTATCATTCACACATCAAATATGCGTGTTGTGATCGTAAAACCCGCATTTTACTATCACGTTCTTGCTTTTGTGCAAGCGTCTCTTTTTCCATATCATTTTTCTCTCATACTTTCTGCTGATTTCACCATGGTTTTTTTGCCTTGGTTCCATCAATCTTTTTCCGGATTCATTTGACTTTCTTTGGTGACTTTCTCTTCTTTTTCTCTACTGATACGGCAACTTTTGAAACTCAAATATCTTTCACTTGCTGCTCTCCAATAGGATCACCAGAAATGGCATGTTCTTTGATATTCTTTATCATACATTGGATGGTTACTTCATAATATTTCTGAGTCTCTCTTGTGCTGATTTTCTTACTTCCTGAGCAATAAGGAATTGCCGTTGTTTCTCTCTTCTACGTTCTAGCATATTGAGATGATCTTTCATTTCCTCTGCACTCGTTTTCGGTTGGTTCTGCATACTATACTGTAAAATAAGAAATGAATATAGAGTATCCAATCAGGATACATATGCAAAGAATAACTATTGCAAGAGTGAATGCAAGAAGCTTTGATTTCTCTTGCTGCTTTATTCTTTCAATGCTCGTATCAGATTGAAGCTTATCGATCGATGATTGATATTGTCTTCTCTCGATTTCTTTCTGAGAAAGATTCTTTTTTGTTTTCATTTTGCTTTTATAAGAAAGGTGATGAATAGCAACTCAGAGGCGGGAATTTTGCCCACGCTCTACTGATCGCACCATAACTCTAGATCAATCATTTCGAGTCAAATTGTTATGTTCTCATTTGACTCTACTGTCATTCACTATGGAGTTGACTTCTATTCATCACCCTTCCGGTAAAGGAAAGGCGTTTTAGCGAACAATCCATTTCTGGACCCATCTTGGCAGATTTGCATCTTGGTTGGTTATCCAGTCACGCCACTAGGAGGCGATGCAATGTGACCTGTGACTCTTGTCGTCGTGTCCACGCTGTCATTTTTCGTCCACGATACAGTGACGATGTCTTGGCGGAAAACTCGTTGTGGTTTTTTCGTAGTTAGCATACGCTGTCAGTTATACTCGTGCAGGGAGGTATTTTAGAACGGGATATCATCAATACGTATCTCATCAGTCACTCGAGAATTGTTCTTTGAAGGATCATCGTATTTCGATTTGAGACTTTCCGGAACGTCATCATCAGTTGGATCAGGCTCTTTGCTTCCACTCTTTGGAGTGAGCAAGATCATGCTCTCGGCTATGATAGATGTTGAGTATCTCTTCTGGCCATCATCAGTCTCCCATGATCGAGTTTCAAGACGTCACTCGATGTGCACTTTCTTTCACTTGGAAAGATATTTCTCTGCAAGCTCTGCAAGATGTGCCCATGCTGTAATACGGTGAAACTCTGGCTTCTCTTGCTTATTTCCTGCGTCATCCTTCCACTTGATGGATGTTGCAACGGAGAAAGATGCAACTTTCTTTCCTGATGGAGTCTCTTTGATTTCTGGATCTGCTGTGAGGTTTCCGAGAATAAGGACTTTATTGATTGAGCTCATAATTATAAGATTACTGATTTTTTGATCCGTTTATTTGTTGCAGGAGGTTCGATCACATTTCTATCAAACATCGCCTCTTTTATGATCTTGGATGTCTCTGATGGAATATACCGGCATGATTGTTTCTTTTGATCTCACGTCCATGATATGATCTGGATGTAGTCTCAATTTTTCTTTCTTCGCATTGCTGTTTGATATCCGATATTCTCAATGGCTGCTATTTCCACGAGCTTGTATGCTCAGATCTTTGTGATTTTAGTCGTCATAAAATGTATGTCATGATGGTGAGAATTTTGGAGGAGATACAGTGCGTTCAATATATCATCATTGCAATTCTGGATGATTTCTCTGTTGCATAATCTCTTCTTTGTGAGGGATGATCTTTTCTCATACGATCTCTGGAATCTCGAGAGTTGTCATTCCATTTGGAATATTCTTCTTCTCTCGCTTGATCCTGAGTCTTCACTCAAGATATATCTTGTCTCATATCTTCAGATTGGACCGTGCCCAGATTCATAGTCCGTTCCATAGAAAAATCCGGAGATCTGTATATTCACTCACTTCTCTTCATTGCTTCTGAAAAGTGTGGACTGTTCTGATTTCGAAGAGTACATAACAATCACCATTTCAAGTGTATGAAATCTCTGGAGTGCTCAGTACACTTCCGATTATTGCGATTCGGTTGAGGTCCATATGAATATTTGATCAATCCCTGCCCATGGTATGCTCTCATGGACAAGGACCGATCCACGATAGCGTAGTGCCATAATAGCACCTCCCCTATCGTGAACAATTATTTTCACCCCACAAACTAGGGACAGTCGCGGCATGCATTCGCTTTTGTGTATCAGCTGTTTAGGCCGTATCATTAGTGGAAATACCAATTCCCACACCTGACAAGAAACATTGTATATAGTTTCTCGGGAAATGCAAACATTTTTGATATAAAAAGACGTGTTTTTATATATCAATATATCTTTCAAGTATCTCGATCGCTTGCTCTGCTCAAAATGCAAAGTGTGCTGCAACGTTTGGTATTGAATCCAATATCTTGATCATCCTTTTTTGCTCATCGCTTCAACCATCACCTCAATCAATGCGTTTCAACTCAATAAATATGAGAGACTCTTCACCGTGAGTATTCCGGATTGCTATGTAATAATCAGGAGATCATTTTCTCACTCATTGTTTTTTGAGATTGATATTGACTCCACCATTCTTGGACCATGTACCATTGGGAATATGTGAGAATTCAAGAACTCAAGCATCTTTTGACTCTATATCCACCATTCGTCAATATAGAAAGAGAGTGAATGCCTCTCACTCCATCGCTTCAGATGGAATAATATCGAGTCACTTTTCGATACGTTCAAGATTCTTTTTGCTTATTCTCATTTTTTGATGATTGCTTGATAAAATGTGAACCACATGCGATTGACTCACCCCTGAAGCTCCCAGCCTTTTTCGAGATGTTTGTTTACGCTTCGAGTGATTCACCACATAGTGTATCACTCAATGATTTTGTATTCTGTTTTCATACTAATAATATTTTTTAGAGAAATAGTTTGGATAAAGTGCATGGAGAGAAGATCTATACATTCAAAAGAAATATATTCTGATGATTAGTCTATCTTCTCTCGGTTCATAATCAAGTCGTATTGCTTTTCTGAAATATGAATATTTCAAGCATAATTTCAGATACCATCACGGTATATATGTTTTGATCAATCTTTCGATCTCAATTTGTTGATCTCGCATCATTCATTGATACTTTAGATGAAAAATATTAGTCATTGAGCAAATAATTAGTGAATACCTCGATGAGTATATCTTCAATATCTCAATCAATTTTCCAATATATCTCATTATAATCATCAAATATGATCGTCCACTTTCATCTTTTGATCTCAAATCGTGTCTCTTGATACTCAAATTTCATAGAGCACTTCATATCAACAAGATGATTTGCGAGAGTTACTGGATCATCATATCTATTTGCATTTGGTGCTTGTTGTTGAAATTCCTTCCAATCAACCATTTTTGATAGTATACCAAGTTTTATCTCTGGAATCATTATCAGAGGCATTTTTTTATATTGTACATGCCTTGTATAGAAAGAGTTGATTTTCCAGTCATCAAGTCACTCGGTCGCTTCTTCAATCCAATCATTCTGCAATGTATAGAATTTTTTGATTTCTGATTCATCCATACCTCTATTTTAGAAAATATTTCATGCATCTCCCGGGAATGTATCTTTGAATCTCATCTTGGTATTTTTTTATGCAATAGCTTTGCTCTCATCATTGCTCTTGTATTCTTTGCTCCATTGTTGGCATTGGATCAATAAAAGCAACCACAACAAATAATAATACTATTCCAACAACCCAGAAAGTTTGATCAAACATATTACTTCAGTAAAAAAGATAAATCAGGTTTTTTGTATGTGCTGGACTTTCTGAACTTGTTGTTTTCATCGATATAGCAATCATCACCAAACCTTGTGAATAGCTTGTCGATCACCTCGGTGAGTATCTTATCACAAATTGTCCAGTTCTGAGCATGATTCACTGATGAGAGAGCATACCAAGCATTTTGAGCAACGATGAAGTAGGCGTGAGCGTTCTTTTCGATGAATGGATTTTTATTTGTGCAAAGATCGAATGATCATTGCTTGATACCAATCTTTCGAAGCTCTCAGATTGCAATGATAAATTGATCAGCAAGTGCATCTGCAATCTCTTCAATATCTCAGTTCTTTCGTGCTTCCTTCTCCTCTTCGTATTCTTCTTTGAGAAGAAGCCACGCTTGGTCTGCATTGAATGCCACCGGACTTGATCTGAGTGCATCGACTCGATCATTCCACTCGTATATTCGAGCAATTATTCTTTCTTGCATAACTATTTTTTATAAAATACTATTTCTGCCTCACCATCATGGAGAGGGATTTGAATAAGCAAGTGACATGAGTTCGCTATAATTTCACATGATGAAAAGATAAGTTGAGAGCGGAAGATTTAGGGCTTGTATACGTTCGTTCATTTCTTTTCGTGTGAGTTCCTTATGTAGGACCTGAAGACGTTTACAAATCTCTGTGACTTCGCGTCGTGTTTCTATGTTCTTGATTGTATTGATTTTATTTTGCATATATGGAAAGATTAAAAAGAAATATAATATAAATTTTGAAAGTCGTCATTTGATCTGAATCATCTAGTACTTGTTATGTAACCATCAAGATCTGATATATTTTGTGATGAAAGATTTCTCCATTTTCCGATATAACATTTTCATTTTTTGAATCAAACTTTTGCAGATCATTGCATTGATCAATATGAATATCAATTTTTCAATAGCCAACTGCAAGCCTTATTATATGCTGAGAAAGTATTTCAATCATTCATGAAAATAATATTACTCAGATGAGATTTTCGAGGTGCTGTAGATCCAGATGTTGGTATATAGCTTGTTGGTGCTCATACTTCTATTGTAGCATCTTGTAAACATACTCATCTTCGCCTCAACTCATCAATCATTTCCTGTGATGTGAGTTCAATCTTTGGTTGGAAATCGTATAGTGGTTCAAATAGCTTTGATTGTACTTGTATTTCCGACCGAATATCAATATTTGTATAGTTTCATGAAATTGCATATCTTACGTTCCATTTGTCATCGTGCCAACAATAATCAAATACTTCAGATCGATTGATTTTGTCTCAGAGTCATATATATCGTCACTTGTATTTGACCGGAGTAAGAAACTGAACATCAGCATAATTGTATATTGAGAATCATCACAATCTTTGGATAAATACTATTTTATCTTTGTAACTATTCGAAGCTATATCAAACTCTTCTCAATATCGAGGATCTCATTGTTTTATAATCCGAACCATAGGAACGTGATTGATCATATCATGTAAGGATGTTATTGCATTCATAGAATTGTTTTAGAAAATATCTGAACACTTATCGTATTCGACGAAATATGGAATAAGGTTTTCTCATAATTGAACTCTCTGAGAGTTCGATATTACTTTATATGGATACATACTATATAAATAAACGAAGTCTTTTTTGAACCTGCTGTATCGTTTCTTTTGTGAACCGCTGCACCTCGATAGGAAAAAGAATTTTCTCTACGCTTGGCAATCATTTTGGTGCGTCCTCAATGCCTTTGTTGAATCGTATCTCACGCTCAGTCTCTGAGTGTTTTGTGATGAGTACTTTCATACATCTATTTTTTATGAATTACTGACACATATGCAATATCAGAGAATATTGCTGATACTTCAAACTTTCATTCTGTGAAATAGTGCATCACTCATGTTTCAGCATCCATATCACTTCTGAGATTCTCAATCTCAGGATTGATAAACTCTGATACTTTCCAGAGTATAGTCTCGCAGTATCCGGCTATTTCGACAAGATCCCATCGATCTTTCATCCCAACGATAGCCATAAGCATGTATCATGTTTCTGATCTCTTCCCTGTTGGTACAACGAGAATTGAATCATATGTTGATTTGATACATTGATCTCTCACACTCAGTGAGAGGAGTTGTTCTATTGTATAAGTCATACTACTGCGAATAAGGAATATAAATACCATCGTCACCAAGAACATATTCATCGCTTTGTCCTATCCGTGTCATTCACTCAGCATCACGCCAAGAAGCGTACATACCATCTGGACGATGGAAAGTAAGTATCTCGTCGCCGTGCTTAGCTCGATCTCATCTTGTGAGGTTGTACCATTTTACTTTGTTCATAAGCTATAGATTAAAAAAAGAATAAATGTTACTATCATTGAAATGATTGCCATAGCTAAGTCTCAAGAACTAAGATTAGATAT